AGCAAGTGGATCTGGCGTTTTAAAAATACAATACAGGGAGGCGAGATTATAATGTTTAGTATCTATTTAGATGATAAACCGTTATGGACTCCTAAAGATAACGACAAAAGGATATTAAAACCAAGCGTTAATTTAGAAGTTAATAAGGTAGGATCCGCCTCTTTTTCTGTATTACCTGGACATGCTCGTTATAACGATTTTGTGAAAATGAAAAGCATCATTACGATATATCAAGATGATCGAGTGTTATTAAAAGGTAGAGTTTATGGAAACTCCGATGATTTTTATAAAACAAAACAGATAGAAATCGAGGGGATCCTTGGTTATTTCAACGATTCGATTGTAAGAGATTACACATTCACGGGATCTCCTGAATTGTATCTTAAATTCCTGATTGATCAGCATAATAAACAGGTCGAACCACAGCAACAATTTAAATTAGGTGTCGTTACTGTAAAAGATACTAACGACTATATTGTTAGATCATCGACAGAAACACCGACAACGTGGAATGAGATAAGTAATAAATTGATTGGAAATCTAGGAGGGTATATATCTATACGTTACGAAGATGATGGTAATTATATAGATTACCTAGCAGATTATACAGATGAATCATCACAGGATATCGCTTTTAGTGTAAATTTGCTGGACTTACAAACAGAGTGTAAAGCTGACACATTAGCAACTTGCATAATTCCATATGGTGCTAAAGATAAAGAAACAGGAGAAGCGATCGATATAACAAGCGTGAACAATGGATCAGATTACATATATGATCCTGAGGCTGTAAAAACATATGGTCGTATTTACGAAGTTGTAACCTGGGAAGATGTTACTCTACCTAAAAATTTATTGACGAAAGCTAAAGTATATCTTAGCAATAAAGTTAAGTTGACAAACAAATTAACGATAAAAGCTGTAGATTTACATCTGGCTGATGAAACAATAGAATCATTTAAACTAGGAGACTATATCCGTGTTTATAGCGAACCTCATGATATTGATGATAAGGTTTTATTAACATCATACAGTATTGATTTATTAGATCCAGCTAATTCTACGATCACACTGGGACTAGAAAAAAGTAGTTATCTAAATGACAATCTAAAAAATGATACAAAAAAAACGAATATTATTCGTAAAGAAAATCTAAATACTGTTGAGAATGTCGAGGAAATTAAACGATATATTCAGTTTCCGGACGGTGATATAACGTTAGGTGAAGAAAGCTACAGCGTAAAAGCTGTTATCGGTAGCGATCGAATATCGTTTTTAAGCGATAATAAAAATGTAGCGTATATACAAAACCAAAAATTATATGTTACCAATTTAGAAGTAATCAACGGTGTAAATATAAATAACAACTGGAATACCATAACATCGTATGAATCGTCGGTATTTAACTCTAATTCGGCTTTGAAATATTGTAAGATTGGAAGTCACGTATATGTAACAGGTACATTAAATACAACAACCGATTATAACGGTAATGCTAGTAATGTAGTATGTACCCTAAGAAACACATATATACCTAAAAATGATATATCGATGATGGTATCAGGAACTAACGTAGGAATCGCTAAAATGACTATTAATAGTGATGGTAAGATTAACATTGATTGGATTTATGATATAGTATCAGGATCATATCAAAACGGAGAATTGACGCTGAATATTAACATTGATTTTTGGATTGACTAAGAGAGGTACAATTATATGATAACTACATTTCAATGGGTCCAATTAGTGCTTGGATCCGGAATAGGAATACCGATCATTAGTGTGATCGTAAAAAAGATTAAAGTACAAGATAAAAAGATAGAGGCTATGTGTTACGGTACACAGGCTTTATTAAGAGATCGACTTATCACGTCGTATAACAAATATAAAGATAAAGGATACGCACCCATCTACGCTAAAGAAAACTTTGAAAATATGTGGAAACAATACCACAATCTCGGAGCCAACGGCGTTATGGATGAAATACATGAAAAATTTAAAAATTTACCAACTCAAAAGGAGGAACATTATGAAGAAATGGATTAAAAAAACAGCGATCAAAACAGTTAAAACAATGTCACAAACAGCGGTAGGTGTTATCGGGTCTAGCCTGGTATTAAGTGCTGTAGATTGGAATGTAGTAGCTAGTTCAGCTATTCTTTCAGGGATTGTATGTGTATTAATGAATGTATCACAGCTTAAAGAGGAGGAATAAATATGTTAGTTCATGCTAGTATTTCAGAAAACGGAAACGCCGGTTGGGATGGAAAAGCGAAAACAGGAGATCAGACCGGCAGAGAAGTTTGTACAAGGTCTTTTTATAAAAAGCCTTGGAATGTAATGTTAAGATATAAAGATTCAAGTGTTGCGTCAAAAGCTTCTAAGATCGCGATCAAATTAGCTAAAAGTAATTTGGTTGGATATGATCAGAGCGAACGTAATACACTATACAAAGCATTAAAAAAACATAAGTGGGATGTAGACGCTTATATCGCATCTGGTAAAAAAACAGAGACAGACTGTAGCGCTTTTATTTATGCTTGTTATTGCTGTCTGATTCCAAGCATGAGATCAGATGCTAATGCTCCAACTACATCGACGATGAGAAGCAAATTTAATGATCATGGATTTAGTGTACATACAGCTAGTAAATACACTATTTCCGATGCATACTTAAAACCGGGGGACGTACTGATCAGGGAGGGGCATCACACAGCTATGAATACCTCTACAGGATCTAAAGCGACTGTATCCCATATCAAAAAAAAGAAAACTACCTCAACTCCTAATAAAACGACTAAATGGGTAGGAAAAGTAACAGCGAGCGTACTCAATGTTAGAACCGGAGCCGGTACTGGATATTCCAATATTAAAAGATATCCACTTATTAATAAGGGAGAAAAGATTAAGGTATGTGATACTCTAAAAGATA